AATTACTGCCAACTCAACCGCTGCAACTGTTGCAGAAGGTGGAGATCCAACTACAACAACCGCGATCACTTCTGCTTATGTGAATGCAACTGTAATCAAAAAAGCCGGATTCCAACGCTATTCAGTTGAACTTCTCGACCGTTCAGATCCATCATTCTATGACATCATGCTTCAAAATCTTCGCGACGCATATGCTCAAGCAACCGACGCTTATGTGATTGCACAAATTACAGCCGGCGGAACTCAAGCAACTGCAACAGCCGCAGATTCAGCCGGTATTATTTCATTCGTATCGACAGAATCTCCTGCCGCTTACACCGCAACAAAGCGCACCGCAAAGTCATTCGTATCTGGAACATCTATCTGGAGCCTTCTTATGGGAGCAACAGATACAACAGGTCGTCCAATTTATAACGCGGGAAATCCGATGAATAATGCAGGATCAGCAATTCCTACAAGTATTCGCGGGAATGTTCTTGGACTTGATTACTATGTTGATCCAAACATGGTCTCTACTTCAATCGACGAATCAGCGTTCATTATCGAACCACGTTCGATTGAAATTTTCGAATCTCCTGCACTTCAACTTGCTACCAACGTTCCAACAACAGGCGAAATTGAAATCATGCTTTATGGTTACATTGCGGCTCAGGCGGTATTCGCCGGAGGTCTCCGCAGATTTAATCTAACTTAATCTCCAAATAATCATCGGCTAGGTGCGCTCCCGTATCTAGCCGAGCAGACGAGAGGAACGGAAATGCCTAGTATCGTAACGGCGTCACAACTTCGCACCGTGCTAGGCGTTTCCGTTTCCTTATATTCAGACGCTTATCTTGATGGAATTATTAACAGCGCAGAGCAAGCAATTCTTCCAATGCTCACCGCAAATCAGAACGCCGTCGCGGCGGTTTATTTACAAAATAATGTCGCCTACTTTATTACTCAAAAGCCGAATACATTCGTCGCCGGTCAAAGTGTTATCGTTACAGGTTGCGTCCCTTCAACATTCAACGGAACGCAAACGGTCACATCGAATTATTATGATCCATTTCCTTATCTGCCATTCGCTTATCCAGCACCTTATTTTTACTTTACCGCAGCTATTACAAACGCAGATATCACCTTCCGTCCGGTGATACCGGCTGGCGTTGCGTATTTATCCGGAGCCAACGCCGCCACTCTTTACGCAAACACCGAAGCAATCGAGCAAGCGATTCTTGTCGTCTCGGTTGAAATTATGCAGAGCGTTACCGCTCCGGGAAATACTTCGGCAGATCTAGAATTCAATCCGCAACCATTCGTCCTCGGTAGATCACTCCAGAATCGGGTCATGGGGCTCTTAAGTCCTTACATCGACGTTTCAACGATGGCGCAATAATGCCAACGCCGACAAGTATCGCCGTTAACGTTCGAGGAACACTTGCGACCGCACTTTCGACCGTTGCCGCTTCCGTTTATTCTTCCGTGCCAGAATCCGTCATTCCTCCGGCTTGCGTGATTGTGTACGACTCTCCAATGATGGAAAGCACGTTGATCGGAAAGAGTGCGGTCAGAGTGAAACTCAATTTCGTCATATCCGCAGCCGTTGCGTTTAATAACAATGCCGGCGCACTCGATAATCTCGAGAAGCTAATAATCAGCATTCTGGCGGTTATTCCGTCCGGATACGTCGTGGGAAACGTTCAAACTCCGCAAGTAATCTCGCTCGGTTCTAGCAATCTTCTATCGGCAGATCTTTCCGTCTCGACCTACTACACACAAGAAACAATCTAAGGAGAAACTGTAATGCCAACAACAATCATCACGGGTCGCGATCTAGTCCTGACTATTGCAACCGTAAATTATGACGCACAAACAACTGCCGCAACACTTACAAATGCGCCAGTTATCACGACTTATCAGACACTCGATGGAAAAGCCTACAAGCACATTGACGACCAATGGACTCTCAATCTTTCACTTCTTGCAGACTGGGGCGTCGCCTCATCTCTATTCGAAGCTATGTGGACGGCTTGCGAAACTGCACCGAATACGACTCTTGCAGTCTCATTCACCGCAGTAACAGGCGCAGTATTTACATGCAACGTCTTTCCAGTATTTCCTTCCGTCGGTGCAACCGCGCCGGACGCACAGACAGATACTTGGGCTATGCTCGTCAACGGAACTCCATCAGAGAACTTCAGCTAAAAACTACGAACGGGAGCAATAATGAAACTACCAATCACCATCGAATACATGTCCGGCGACTCAGGAACCTACACGGCTCAACCGCCAGAGTGGGCTAAATGGGAAAATAAAACTGGATACACAATTTCACAAGCACAAGAAAAAATTGGGATATCGGATCTCTTATTTCTTGCGTGGAATGCCATGAAAAGAGAGGCAGGCGGCAAGCCTGTCAAGCCTTTCGAAATATGGTGCGAGACTGTATCCGACGTGAGAACCGGAGACGAGAGCCCAAAAGCTACGCCGCCGGAAGCGTGAATCGGATTCTCGTCGAGTTAGCAATCGCGACGGGAATACCGATGAGCGAATGGATCACGGCGGAGCAGATCTATACGGCGAAGGAAATCTTGGAGGCTAGGGAATGACATTCAAGGCGACAAAGGGTCAAGGCACTTTCCGAATAGAGTGCGAGCCTTACGCGTTGAAAAATCTCATTCAGACTCTCAACATGTTAGACAAAGAAACTCAAGGAAGAGTGCGAGACATGGCGAAACCTCTTTCGCAAAGACTAGCCGGTCAGATTATGCAATTCGGAGACGCCTCTCCTACTCCGCAGACAAAACTCGTTCTTAAATCTATTGTCACGCCTCGCGATCGTCTTATTCGTGTGGACATCGGCGGAGCTAAAAAAGTCGGTCGTCCCTACGGTGGAACCGCGAGCAAAAGCGGCAAAGGAAACAAAGTAGGAAGAACCGCAGCTCCAGCCGGTGCGCTTCTATGGGGCTCTGAATACGGATCTCGTCAAGGCGTAGATCGTGCAGGTAGAAAATTTACAAATAGATTTAAAGCACCTTATCGAAAAGATGGATATTGGCTAAATAATGCCGTGGACTTTTACACGCCTATCGTTGCGAAAGAATATATCGACCTAGTTGAATCCGTTATTAAGAATCTGGAACTCGACTAATGGCTGGCATTCCTAAAGTAAAGATTACCTTCGACGCGGATTTCGACGACCTAAAAAAGGGAATCAAAGGCGGACAAGATGAGATTTCCTCTTTTGGAGATCGAGTTTCCGATTTCGGCAAAAAGGCGGCAGTCGGATTCGCAGTTGCCGCAACCGCCGCCGCCGTTTATGCGACAAAGTTAGCAGTCGATGGTGTTAAGGCTGCAATAGAAGATGAAGCCGCGCAAATACGTCTTGCGAATTCTCTTGAAAATGCGACGGGCGCAACTAATGACCAGATAAAAGCGGTTGAAGATAACATCTTAAAAATGTCACTCGCGACTGGAGTCGCCGACGACAAACTCCGTCCGGCTCTATCTCGTTTAGCATTCTCTACCAATGACGTCACTAAAGCGCAGGATCTTCTAACTCTCGCGTTAGATATTAGTCAGGCAACCGGCAAAGATTTATCTGGCGTCTCAAATGCGCTTGCAAAAGCCTACGATGGAAATAACACGGCACTCGGAAAGTTAGGCGTCGGACTATCTACTACAGAATTAAAGGCAATGAGTTTCACAGACGTTCAGACTAAACTCTCAGACTTATTCGGCGGAGCAGCTGCCGCTAATGCCGAAACTTACGAAGGAAAAATAGCAAGACTTAAAATTGGATTCGATGAAGCAAAGGAAAGTATCGGTTCGGCTCTATTGCCCGCCATCGGAAAACTAATTGATTATGTAAATCGCGAAGTAGTTCCGTCGTTTATGGCGTTTGCAGATGGACTCAATGGAAAAGAAGGAATTTCAGACGGTTTCACAAATACGCAAAAGGTTGCTTACACTTTCGGAACATCGGTCAAAGAATTATCTAAAAGCTTTGCAGGTTTATTTAGCGTATTTAACGACGACGCTAATACCGGCGAATCTTCGGGTCTTGCAAAAATGATTGGCTGGCTTGACGCAATTATTAAATTCTTAGATAAAATCGTAAAATTTGCTTCTTTCACTTTTGGAGTTCTAGGAGCAATAATAGATCCTAAAAAGTGGGGCATGAGTGCAACCGAATTATCACGTTCTCTTATTACTCCTTCGAGTTCAACTCCTTCGGGAGTCGGAGCCGGTGGCGGTTATGTAGGATCCCTATTCGTAGCACCTACAATTACAACTCCAACATTCACACCAACAGGATCCGGTAGTGGAGGCGGCTCAACTATGGGAGGCGGCTCAAGCTCCGGAAGTTCCGGCGTATCGAGTGCCGCCGCCGGTGCGGCGCAGTTCTTCAATCCTTCGGCTAATTACGTTCCATCATTCGGCAAATCTTCTTCAATGGCACTCATGGAGGCTGGACAATTACAACGCGACACTTATATTGTTATTAACGTCAATGCTCCATCGGTAATTGACGAAGAAGGATT